GTCAGTGCCGCGATATACCAGAACCTCGCCGTTAGAGGTTACAAAAACGGCCAGATCGTCCACGCCGTATCCTGCGTCAATCGTCCACGTAGCCATCGCCATCAGATAGCCGCCGCGCGTGCAGAAAGATGAAAGGTCTAGCGCCGCCGCCGCCCCGCTAATCGACTGTACCGGCAGATACCACGCCTTGAGAGTGTCTTTTTCGATGAACCAGACGCGGTTCTTGTGCGCGTTGATATTGATGAGATTCGAGGATGTAACGCCGGTAATGTTGCCGCCCTGATCCGTCCACGTCGTGCCATCGTAGGTGTAGACGTTATCTGTGCCGTTGCACATCTCGATAAAGTTGCCGCCCGGTGTCGCTACGTTGATGTACTGCCAGCGCGAGTTACTAAGGCCGGTAAGTTCCGCAGCGCCGATGGCACCAGAACTGGTAGCGTCGAACACTTCCCCTCCTGAGATGGCCTTCAGCTTGTTCGTCGCCGCGCCTGAATATGCCATCACTGTTTCTACCTGCGTGGAATACCCGGTTGAATGTTTCGAGAATCCAGAGCGCAGAACGCAGGAGGTTGTACCGGGAAACAGATTTTCTAGCGTTACGGCATCGTCCTCGGCCATGTCCGCCAATGAATCGCGCGCATTCCAGCCGCCGACCGGCGCGGGCAGCGACACAGCAGTAGCGCGGTTGCGCTGAAACTGCGGACGGCCTTTCTGCGCCATCTGGAACCGCGCGGGCTGCGCGTTCCGCGCGGTCCTCGCGGCCTGTCCTGATTTCTCTTGGGCGCGTCTAAGTGCCATAGCCGGAGTCTGGGATATTGTCCCAGCCGATAAGTTGCGCGCTTTGCCGTGGGGCCATAGACAAGTTAGGCGAGCCTGCATCGTGCGCTTTGGCGAGTTCTAACTGCATCATGTAGTCCCGGTACGCAGCTGTGGTATCGAATCCCTTAATCTCCAAATACTTGAGCTTGACGAGCGCGCGCATCAGCGGATCGGGGAACATGCACGTGTCGGTGTCTACCGTGAAAAGTTCCTTCGTCGGCGCAGGAGTCGCTGGGGCCGTCGCCAGAATCCACCACTTGCTAACGTACTCATAGGACAGCACTTCGTCCGAGCCGAGCGGAGGCCAAATCTGGACGTAGCCCCCCATCTGCCAGAAGCGAATGCGCGGTGCGCTGGAGATGAAGCCATTGCGCAGGAATTCGCGCGATTGCGCGGTCTGAGGCCCGACCATGCTCCAGCGGCGCGTATCGTCCCATTGCGTGTAGTCAATGATGCGGTCGAAGTCGCTAGGGAGCGCGAACAGGATTTTGGAGAACGTGAACGTGGAGGTCGTTGCCGTTTCCGTAGCCTCTCGATTCAGCACAACCGTAGAGCCTGATGGGGCCGCATTGATGCGCGCGTCCTGCGGAATGCCGGTTCCTGTCGCCGCAAACGTCACGTCAAGGCTTACGATGCTGGACATGTTGGTCAAGCTCGCGCTGCCTAGCGTGGTGTCCCCGGTATAGCTGAAGTAGGACGCCTCGAAGATGTATTGCTTCGTCGCCTGCTGCCACTCGTGCTGCCGGATCAGTTCGCCGCCAGCGATATTCACGAGTGCCAGCGTTTGCACAACGTCCTGGTTCGTATTGCTGATGACGGTCGCAGGATTTCCGTAGGACACCACGCCCATGCCCTGCATGGTCGTCTGGAACAAAGACAGGAGCGTGGAATTAGCCATCGTTTAGCCCTTTTTCGGTACGTGCAGCGTGTCCGACTTAGCGCCCACCTGCGTGCCCACCTGCGGCAGCATCGCCTCCAGCTTCGCAAGGCGCTCGCGCATTTCTACCATTTCCTTATCCTTGGCCTTGATCTCAGCCTCAAACTCGGACCTGTTCTTGGCTTTCAGCGCGGCCCGCGCTTGCTCACGCAATCCGACACCGCCGATCCCGATACGCTGAATCTGCCCGTCAGACGCACCGGCTACCTGTTCCACGGTGCTAAAGCGCATGTGCTGCAATTCCCTGCGCTGCGTCTCATTGATCTGCGGCCAATCCTCCAGCTTCCATCCCGGCACATCCGCATTCGCGCCCTCGATCAGCCCTTCCTTCATTTGCCACGCAAGCCACTTTTGCGCGAAGCGCCTTTTATGGTCGTCGCGAACCGGAGTCTCATGGACCGATGTTTGATCCCCTGGCCGCATGATCCGAATGTACGGCAGACGCGGCAACAGAACTTCCTTGCCGGTATGCTCGGTTTTCCACTTGTCTACCGGCTGCTTCCACATGAATTCGACGTGCAGCAGTGAGTCCGGGTTAGTGGCCCCTTGGAATTTCTGATTGTCAAGATCGCTTGCAAGCATGTGAATGCTCCTCTAAACGTGCTGCCACAGGATTGTGGCTTTCCTGCTCCAACTGTTTACAAAACTCCGTGCCCACACTAGAAAATCTGTCTTAACGCCAAGTGTGGCGGCGATATGCGGAATGAGTCCGTCGCCATGCACGATATATTCGACGCCATCGAGGTTTGAATAGTTAGGGATCAGGATTTTGAAATCCTCTGCCTGTTGCGTCATCCAAGGCGCTGTCGCAAACATGCGGCCATTGCATTTGACTGCCATGTGCCGTTCATCGGTCGTGCTTTTGCTGATGTGCGTCTCGCCATTAGCAAATGAGCTATCGACTCCGTAAATATGGATCTTTCTGTATCCCATAGGTATCGCGAGCACCATTGCGCGAGTGACGGCGGCACTACCTCCAGCCACCATAGGCTCCATACGCTTGTGCTTGTTAAGCAATTCCTCGGTGCGCTCATCACCTGCTGCGTGCCAGCATACAAGCTTGCATCCTTCGATACGTTCAAAAGCCGATGGGGGACAGCGCGAGGCCAGGAGATAAGTTACCCGGATATCTCGCGTAATGAACTGCATCACTAGCGGATCAGCATCAAAGCACATCATGTAAGTAGGGATGATGTCCCTCTCTAAAAGAAACTGGCACGCAGAATTGCAAGCGATAATGTCGCCCTTAAATCGTTTCAGTTTTTGCCAATTAGCCTTTAGAGAAGGGCCGCTGCCAACAACGGCAACGGCCCCGGACTTCGTTCCGATCAATTCATTGAATGGGATGTAGTCCCTCTGCAACGCAGACTCGATATTCGCGCTGATATCGTCAACGGTATTAGCGAGCGCGCTATGGACAATGAGCGGCAGCCAGCCCACTTGCGGGCTCGTCGCCTTGTCGATAGTGAGTGGATCGGAATATTGCATGTGGCTAGATTACGAGAGCGGTTGCACGCTGCGCGGGAACGTAAGCGTAGCCCGCGCGACGGAAGCCGTTGCGGTGCTCGCAGACGTAGTGATCCAGATACCGAGAGCGGTTGCCCCGACGCCTACAGCAGCGGCGTTTTCAAGGCGTCCGCTGTTGGTGCTGAACGCCGCTCCGCCGCTTGCAAGCGCGGTAACGGTGCCAGTGCACAGGACATAGAGATTTTGTCCCTGCGTGGCGATCCAGCCGAATTCTGACTGGTTAATCAACCCCTGGGCGGCACCGATAGCAATGCCCTGAGAACCGCCAGTGAGTTGCGCCGTGGTCAGCACCTTTGCCGTGCCAGTTGGCAGCAAGAGAACGAGTGCCCCTGTAATCAGGGTGGAAGTTGCCTCTACGTACTGGTAACGCTGCCCACCTGACGCATCTGCGATTGTGCCCAGAGCAAACAGGGCAGTCGCATCGCTACTGGTGAGATTCGCTCCAATGAGGCTGGAATTTACGGTCGGCATAATTTTCTCCTAAGCGATCAGAACGCCGCTGAACTGCGGGCCGCTGGAGGACATGTTGCCCGCCCAGCCAATCAGTTTCACGATAGCGTCCTGGTTCACCGACTGGCGCTCGCCGCCAATTGGCACGAAGTTACGATCCCGGTGCGGCCGGAAAAAGATGTAGTCGGTATTGAGCGCCCACATATGCGCGGAAGTCGCACCGCCGGAAGTACCGTCAGTGTTTACCACGCCGTTGACGCCTGAACCCATCACCACATCCGCAGCCATGCCTCCGCCGTAGAACTTCAGCGACGGGAACCCGGCACCGGCAGTACCGCTACCATCAGAGCTAGAAATGCGCTGGATAGCTTGCAGTGAGTTCACGTAGAACTGGAAGTATGTGGTATCGGCTACCCACAGGTCCGGTTTGTCGCTGCCACGGACGAGAGACAACGCAAGCGAAGTCATGTATTGCTGGATATTCGCCGCGCTTACCGCCGCGCCGCCATCCGATGCTCCGCTGTAGCTTTGCGATTGCCAGAACGTCCACGTTGCACGGTCGATCCCGCCGTAGGTTCCGCTAGTCGGCGTGTCCGGTACGGCAAGCGCGAGGCCGACGATGTTCTTACCGCCGTTCCCGGTGCCGTCCTGATAGCAGTCATAGTCGATGCGGTTAGCCAGTTGCGCTTCCGCGACTTTCATGCGGCCTTCCATCAGGTCGATGATCTGCTCTTTGCTGCTGTTTTGCAGCGTTTCGAGGCCGGACATCGTGACGGAACCTGCGTACTGCTTGATATCGAACGAAGCGGAGCTAATCGGGCTGTTCTGTCCGACGTTGATCGTTTCGTAACCGCTGTAGGAATTGGTCGTGATGCTTGATGCTTCGGTGTACATGATTTCTTCAAAAATCACGTTACCACCGCCGAACGGACGAACGTTGCCCTTTGCCTTCAGCTTGCGCAAAAGAGCGTTGTTGTTCGTCACGTTGTCGGCCAGCTCGCCGCTACGATTCTGAATCGTGGTGGCGATGATGTCCGAGATTGACGCGTTGGCGAATGCCATAGGAATCTCCTGTAGGCGTTAAACCCTGCCTCCCTCATGCTGCTCGAATGCTGCAGCGATAGAGGAGCGCAGACCTTTGGCCTTTTCTTCGGAGCCTGGACCGCTCGGTGTGGCCGAGGATGGGCTTACCGCTTTGGCCTTCGCCTTCAAGACTCGTTGCGCTTCGGCATCCTTGCGACGCTGCTCATCTGCGGCCCGCACCTGTTGTTGGTCGGCTTCGTAGAGATTCGCGTGCGCTGGTAGCCTAAGGGCGGCTTGATAGGCGCTTTCGAGGTCGTCAGCAAGGTTTGCCTGGAGGAGTCCAGACATCGTGTTCCGTACCTCATCGAAATGCGGGTGCTTCGCCGTGTCTGCGGCAAAGCGTTCAAGTTCCTGCGTGCTGGACTGTTCGAGGTATTTCTCCTGAAATAGCTTTTCGGCTTCCGCCCGCGTCAGCACCTGCTGCTGTGGCGGCGGGGGAAGCGGCCTTTGATGCTGGCCTTGTGCAAGGTACTGCTGCTGCGCTTGCGGGTCGTACAGTGCCTGTAGAGGCACCCCGTAGGCTTGAGCTACGCGCGCAAGCGTCTCCAGCTTTTGCTGCGGAGCGCCGAGGGCCAGCGTGCGATGCACGTGGCCTAGCTCAGTGATCCATTTCGTCGGTTCTACGCCGTGCTGTTTTAGCTCCGGCGTGAATTGCTGCAATGCTTCCATCAGAGGCTTTGCGGCCTCCGCTTCGGCCTTGTAGGTCGATACGCCTTGGGCGAACTGACTCTCTCGCGTGTGCATGTACTCTGCGAGCGCAGGGTCCAGTTTGTCCCAATGATCCCAATATTCTTTCTTCCACGAGGACGGACGCGGCGGACGTGGCTTGACTGGTGCGACAGGCGCTTGGGCTGCGGCAGGATCGGCAGGCGCACCCGGTGCAGCCGGTGCTGCTTTGTGAATCTTCGCCGCAGTCGGCACAGGCTCCGTCGGCTTCGCCTCCGATTTCGGCAGAAACTTGCCGTCAGCATCCCTCTCGCGCTCGGCTACCGCAGCAGCGCGAGCCTCGGACTTCGGCTTATCGCCCCTCGGTGCCTCCGCGATCTTCGAGGACGCAGGTTCTTTGGCGGCAACCTCCGACTCGGCAGGCGCAGACGTGTCTACAATGTCTACCTCTACCGCATCCGGTGTCTCCGGTACGGTAGTGATCTTGTCGAAACTTTCCGCCAATTGGTCCCGAAGTGATCCGGCCATATCGTCCTCTCGTTTAATCTCGTTACGCGCTCAGAAAACCAGACCAGCGCGATGAAGTAAATTTCCGCAGTACCACCGCCGTATTCGTCGCCAGCAAAAAGCCAGCCCCAGCGGAAAGCGCATTGATCTGATTCGCGGATGCGTCCGGGTACACCGTCACCGCATTCGCTCCGAGATTCAGAATCTCCACGCTATCGCCTACCTGCACGTTCGGCAGTTGCACGCCGCTCGATGCCGCAGCGGTCGTTACTACGTTGATGCTTGCAGTCAGATCAGTTGCGTCGCTGATGGTCGTACCCGCAGCCGAGACGGCGCTTTGCACTTGCCCGCCGATAGCCCGAGCCAGAAAGGCCGGTACGCCACCCTTCATGATGTCGCTTGCGATTGCCATTTTAGTTACCTCTCACGTGAGTTCCATTTGACGCGCTCTGCATCGCGCCGTAGGGCGCTCTTGAATTCCGCGTGGCTCATGGCGTCGATCTGAGCGCGGATAAATTCCTTGCGTTGCGGTGACTCGAAATCCAATGGCTTAGGCTTCAAATGATGCGTCTGGTCGCCAACCTCCACGCAGCCATGCACCCTGAGATGCTCGCGGTGCTGACTGCGAGAGGTAATCATTTCTCCCGTTACCTGCGAGCGATACGGCGTGATGTCGTCAACAATCATCGGGCCTTCGGCGACAGGCTCATGCCCGCGCTCGTACAAGACCCCGTTGATCTGGACATAGCGTTTACGCACTGAGCACCCCCGTCCATAGCGTTGTGCTGAGGCAATAGAATTCGCATGCCGTGCGAATCGGCAACAGCATCCCGTTATCAGCGCCCAAAGCATTGATCTGCGCCCCGCTCGGCGGGTACACGGTCAACGCATTCGCGCCGCCGTTGTAAATCATCTGCGTATCCCCAGCCACCGCATCAGAGTCAAGAACCGCACCAGTGCCTGACGCCACAGTGTCAAAGGCGTTCTTGGCGCTGGTGACTTCGTACGCCGTGCCTTGGTTCGTCCCGGTCGCAGTAAGCCCATTAGCCACATCCGTTATCGAGGCTATCGTCAGCGTGTTCAGGCCGGAGCCAAAGAGTTTGTAGGCGAGCATTCACGCAGTCCGCTTCCACATATAGACAACGATGTATGGCTGCACGTTGCTATGCGCTCCACCACCGCCAGTGCTGGCCGTATTCAATCCTGACGCGACGGACCCGTTTGCATTCGTATCTACAGCAAATCTCAGTGATCCTCCGCTTGCACCAGTTGGTGCTAATTCACCGTGAACGTGTGCAGGCATCTCGGCAGAGGTCAATGTCACTGTTTTAGCGCCGCCAGTTTCCTCTGCGACATCAAAATCAACGTCGGCAGCGTCAAGGCCTACAAGTACCTTGCCAGCGCCGAAGACGGACCACGTGCCGTATCCGAGCAGCGTCGCAGGATTCGTACTCACCACGGAGATAAATACCGCGCCTACAGGGAAAGCCTCACCGCCCGCTGCTGGCGTGGACCATTGCGTATCGAAATTCGCATTCGTGGCCTTGGCTAGTACCTGTCCTGTCGTGCCGCCTATGGGCACCCCTTGACCATCTGCACCCGGTGCTCCGGGTGCCCCTGCATCGCCCTGCACGCCTTGAATGCCTTGTATCCCTTGGATGCCCTGTCCGCCCTGCGGGCCAGTAGCGCCATCGTTTCCGGGCACGCCCTGGATACCCTGTGGCCCTTGCGGACCTTGGGCACCGGCAGCGCCATCGTTCCCAGGAACACCTTGGATGCCTTGCGGTCCCTGCGGTCCCTGCGGTCCTTCAGGCCCCGCAGGCCCCTGCGGGCCTGCTTCTCCACCGCCACCGCTAGCTGATACACCGACGATAGCTTTTAGCGTCGCCTGATCACGCGCCATCAGCAAGGATTTACCCTGAGCTGTCAAATCCACCAAGCAATCCACTGAAGTCGGTCGGTAGCTCATTGGGCCATTCGGATTCATTGTTTCCTAGCAGGTGGTTTCTGCGTAGCCATCGCCATCTTTTGCTGATGCTGCGCCTGCATCTGCTGCTGCTTCATGGCACCGGATTGCTTCTGCATCGCCATGTCCTGCTGTTGCTTCGCACCGTCGATCTGCATCTGGCGCATGTCATGCTGCTGCTCCATCTGCATGCGTTCCTTGTCGATCTGAGCCTTTTGCTGCTCTACCTGCACCGACATCTGCGCTTTCTGGGCCTCGGCCTGCGCCTTCACCTGCACGCCCTGCATCTTGATCTTCTCGGCCTCAATCTTCGGATCGGGCGGCTTGGGCTGTCCCTGTTGCGCTGCAGCTTGCTGCTTCATCTGCTCAAGCGCCTGGTCAATAGTCCCTTCAACCGACTTGCCGACCTTGAAGCCGGTCACGCCGAATTTCAGCAATTCCATCAGTAGCGGCACTAGCTGCGGGGCCATCGCGCCGACCTCTGCGGCCTTGCCGATGTACGTCCCAACAGCGGTCAAGAACTCGACCCGATCCTGCTTCTCGGCCTGCTCATCGATCTGCACCATCGTATCGGCTGCGATCTCGATGCGGAAATTGCGTAGCGGCTTGTCCGCGATCATGGCAAGCGCAGGCTCGACGTATTGCTTATCGGCCTCGGCAAGCTGATCAACCGCCGCGATCTGCATCAGCGTCTGCGGGTCGAAGCCGGAGATAATCTGCGCCTTCAGCCGCAGCAACTCGGTAGCGTACTGCGCGACCTCTTGCTGCAACGCCTTGAGCCGTAGGCCAGCGTAATTCCCTTTGAGTTCCTGCGCACCGAGCGTTTCGTTCGGGTCGGTCTGTCCCCGGATGATGTCCGAGATCCCCGTGATCTCGTAAATCTGCCCCTTGATCTGCTCCATCGCCATGTAGACCGATTCGAGCGACTTCGCAATAGGCGTCAGGTCTACGATGTCGATAGCGCCCTTCAGCCCGTTCTTCTCGGCAAACGCCTGCCAGTTCTTGACCGGGCGCAGGTCAGTGTTACCGGCATCGGTGAATAGCCGCGCGATCTCTACGCCAAGGGACGCATCGTAGACACCGCGCACCTGCAGCGCCTTCAATAGCCCGTCGATGCGATCCGCGCAGATATCCAGTTCATTCGCCTGGTCCTGGTACAGCGTGTAGTCCGGCACCGGGATCAACGACTCGTTCGTCATCGTCGCGTACAGAGGCTTCGGGCACGGGAAGAAGTCCGCGAGGTTCAGCGGATCGGGCTTGCGATCCAGAAGCTCTTTCTGAGACTTCGATAGCCACAAGGCTTCTTCTTCTTCTTTGTCCCAAATCTCGTAGACGCAGGCTCGTTTCTGTTCCTGCAACTCAGGGTTGGCGCGGTCCTCGCGTGATAGATCGTCGGGCGTGGCATCCAATGGGATCTTGTCGCCCTTTTCCTTGCCGAACCGTTCCACGCACGCGGCGCGCGTCATGTAGACGCGACGCCATACTGCGGTGACTTCCTCCCACGTCCGCGCTACCGTGTGGCCGAAGTCCTTCCAGTGTACGTAATCGACCGGCGCGCACTCGTAATCCAATTCCTCGTTCGGGTCGTCTACGTCCTCGGTAACCTGATCGCCCTCAGGCCCGGACTGCTCGGCCCCGGCCTTGATGTGCGGCTCGTAGCGCGCCCATGCCGTGCCTCGACCGCCGAGGAAGCGATCCATTACGGACTGCCGCATCGTCGCGCGGTAGTCCCGGTAGTGCTGAATCTCGAAGTCCAGGGCGCGCTCAAGGATCAGCGCGGCCACGCGGCCCACGGGATCTCTGTCGCTGAAGCGCCGTGATACGTCAGGCTGCGGTAGTCGCGAGAACGTAGCCGGGACCAGCGTCTGCACGTTCGCCCACAGGATGTTAAAGCGGCTCGTTTGCGTCGCCGTAGTCTCCAGCATCTTTTCATCGCGGTAGCGTTTCACTACCTTGTCGGCGCGCTTCTCCCACGGCGCGTACTCGGTCTCATACGCCTTGATGATGCCGAGCCACTTCTGCACGTCGCTGCTAGGCTGGCGCTTCTTAGATTTG